GGAATCCATGGAGGGGGTCTATATTTACTCAATACGATGCCAGAGTCCATTACCCATCACGGTGGCGGGAGCCTGGACAGTCCAGTCAACGGGACGCCATTGCATGTCGTCCGGTGAGGCTTCCAACTCGTTCTGGGGGGACGCTTCGACGGCTGCTTGAAAATTGGGATAAACCTTGATCACCACGTCAGAGCTGTTGGCAACCGGAACAAACCTAAGATGGAAAGTCATGCCTCCTGAGAGGACACTGTTAAGTTCCAAAGTGGGGTTGTAAACCGGAATTACGCTAGCATTGGCGGGTGTGGCAGAGACGAAGGGCGAAGCAATCGTCACTGCCATTATCCAATCTTGCAATTGAGCCGCAGTCGTTACGCCTGAAGGGAATGTACTGACACTAAAACCAGCGTAATACAGCGCCGGAGTTGAAATGCCCGAATTGTTCATTCGTGCTTGAAACGGTCTCCCTTGGGTAACATTGCCCGTCACCGCCGTCATGTTGAACTCTGTATAAGTCGAGGGGCGGGAGGGTGTTTCGTAAGAGAGGTTGGGTACAGTGAACTCACATTCGTAATCACAATAAACAGTTCCCAGAACTGGTGAATTGAGAGTAGACATGTCAAGTCCAACGACTGTTTCAACGATGATCATACCTTGAGCGTTATTAGGCCCGGCGGCATCCGTGTAGCTTTTGAAAAAGTTCTTCGGATCAATGTCAAGTGCGAGAGGAGTGAATACGCTGCCCGATTCTCCACACCCGTAGGTGAGAGCATGAGCAGTTTCTTCTTGTCCTACAACCGTAGTGTCAATTGATGGGTCTGAACTGTAGTACATCAGAATAGAGCCAGGGGTGCTGGTGGGGACAGCAGGAACATAGTAAAGACGAAGCTTTGTAAACTTATGTTGCTGATAATCCTGGGCTAGCAGTGCTAACCTACTTCCAAGAGCATCAGGTGAGAGAGGGGTACAGAGGAACCTGTAACCTTGTCCCACCACCTTTGAAGCTGAGAGGTAGAGAGATGTTCCGATCCATTGAACGTTGCCTAAGGAAGTACGTCCACTCAACAAACTTTTGCGGCCGCTCTTGCCAGAGGTCTCATGTTCATCAGAGCCATGAAATTCAATTGAGGTAGAAATCTGAGTTGGAGCTCCCTCGTGAACGAAGGCAGGCATCTCAGAATCATAATTGATTTTGGGCTTAATGAACCGTTTCGACGTGGCTGAACGGTAAGATTGTAAGGTGTTGTGGATGTTCGACACTGCGACAGGCAGGGCTGAGTCACTGAAAAGCTGGACTCTCACAGGAGCGCTAGCAGACTTGGAAGGGCTTCCGCCCCGGCGTCGAGTAGAGCTGGCATGATCGAGCCGAGTTCTGGTAACTCCCCTTGGAGTAATCCCGCTAGCATTGCTGGCAAGCCTTGCTGAGCGGAGGAGGGCTCTGAGCCTTTCCTTGCGCTGAGCGACTTGATCTCCAGTAGGATTTGCCTTAGCAGTTCGACCTCTTCTTCGTCGAGGTTGAGAGATTGAGGACTTCGAATTACGCTTTGGCGTGACATTCATTTGGGTGATCGGAATTGAACCGTTCGGGGGGGGGTTTGGAGTAAGGCCTCCGAGACCTTGTCGATTTTGTTCACTAGCGCCCCCAACCGGGGCCCTTTCCCATACAACCGCCACTAAAGCGTATGGGCCGAGTTTGACAATTAATAATCAACCTCCATCATCTTGATCCACAGCGGATGCTCCAAGAATGCGAACTCCGAAGAGTCACGCAACTGAGCCTCCAATTCTTTGAAATCGGAAGTTCCAAAGATCCCACCTCCACCGTAGCGCTGGACCATCTGCTCCCAAGCCGCCTCCTCATCGAGGACGGGTGACCAAGTCACGCCGTTTCCTCCGGGGGAAAACTTGAGTTGAGAACCACAAGCACCTAACCACATCGCCACGCCGTCAACACTCCACTTGGGAGGTTGACCAGCGAGCTTCTGCGCTATGCGCTCGGAGATCTCACGAACAGATTTGTCGTGCACACCGATTGGGCGCCAAGGGGCATACGCATTGCGCGCAGCCACACCTTGACGACGGTATTTGGTGACGAAAGTCCTCAATACGGGAACCTGAGCGAAGGTAGCGTAGTTGGCGGCATTAGAAGCGAGATACATTCTCGCCCCTTCCTCATAACGGGCTGCTCGAGGGAGCTGACGCAAAGAAGCTTTGTAAATCGTTTCAGGATTGACAAGCGACTTGCCGCTTTTGACCACTCGAGTTGGCAAGACACTCCAAACTGGGGTGCCACCGTTTGCGGTTTTCCACCACATACCCTTCAAAAAGGTTGCGCGTAGAGGCTCATCGAACACCTGTAGAGTGTAGGAGAAACCAAGTTGAGAAGCGGTTAAAAGATATGTCCCACGGACATCATCAAACCCACTCTCAATGCATCGTCTGCCAGTAACGAACTCAGAAACCAACGTGTTAACGGAGTTGCCAAAGGTAGTCTTAGGTCCACCGGTTAGCCGGTGGAGACAGTAAGTTCTGACGAACGCCGTGAACTCAGCCTCTGTGTGCAACAACCACTTCGCTTTCCCCAAGTTTCTGATACGCTCAAGAATCTCAGGGGTCACGCCCAAGAGTTCGAGCTGCCTGTTCTCATATTCAACAGGACCAGAAAGTTGGGAAGCATCGTAGGTACTTCTGTCAGCCTCAATCGTTATAAACACGCCAGGTGCTATCACCATGATTGTCAATGAATCATCTCCTGCGACGATCGACCATTGATGTCGGGCTTCAGAGTTCAAAACTCTGTGAAGCCACAAGGTCAGTTCAGCCGAGGTACAGTCTCCTGCATACGCACCATGTTGGTGCCAGCGAATGGACTTACCTCGGATGACGACATCAAATGAGATCTGGGGGGCAGTGTAGATGTTATACTTCTGTTTGAAGCGTTTCATCGCAATCATGACAGCGGATCCTAACATGGCGGAAGCGACTGAATCAACATTGTTGATAGCTCGGGGACGGAGGGCGGGACCTCCATCAGGACCCAATCGAAACAACAGTTCGTTCGTTTTCACCATGATAGGGATTGTGCTAAAGCAAATATCATCGGCGGGGGGAACGTTTTCGAGCACTTTCTTCGCTGCTTCTGTATTCCTTGCTTCTTGTGGACGTCCTTTAAACTGAGCGACATAGTCGTCGAGACCCTCTAAAAGCTCAACAGGCTTCCAACCGGCTTCTTTACCATCTGCTGGGGAGAAGAGGTCGAAGACAATTGGTTCATGTTTGAGACTGCCGACCCAAGCCAAACGTTGCAAAGAGTCGGAACACGGAGGGTGTTTCAGGAGGCGGCCCATAGCCACCGCGTACTTGTTGTGGGCACTGCCAGAAACTGAGTACATCGGGACATTGAAAGCCAAGAAGTAGTGAACTTTCTCTAAAGAGGGATGGTTCACAGGAATGAGCGGTTGTTTAACATCAAAAACTAGATGCGAAGGTGGCTCGTGTGTTTCGAAAGGGGCTTCAGAAACTTTAGCAGCGGTGTTAGTACGGCCATCAACAGGGAGCGCGGAATAACAACGCACATTAGAGTGCGGATCCGGCATGTGCCCCCAGTCAGGTTGGGCGTAGTACGTGTCGTGGAATACATCCCACTGCGAAAGTTCATGACCACTAAATCCATTTCTCCTCAACACCAGCCAGGCTATTAAACCTAGACTAGCGGCTACCACTGCAAAAGCTCCGAGAGCCACCAACTGAAGCCCTATAGGGAGGGCTAAGGCCGCTTGTACGGCGGTCATTAGGCAGGCTCGTGCGCCAGAAGATAGGGCTTGCAATTTGACCAAAACAGCTGCGTTGTGAACCAAATGTGCCAAAACCCCGAAGGGTAAAGGAAGATAGGTAAACAACGAGTGTTTGGCGGCATGCAAAACACCATGTCCGAGCGTTTCGAGAAACTTTTGGATAGGATGGGAGAAGACGGAATTACTAAACCACTGTCCTGCGTATCCGATAACTTCAAGGACAGGCAAACCCAAGGCGATCAACCAATGAGCTCTTTTGAGCAGCTCTTCAGCAACGGCCAGGGGGAAAAGGCGTAGTAATATGGTCATGGCGTGTTCCTCTTTAATCACGTCTCCGACAAACGCACGACCACGCATAAGCCAAGTTGCGAACACGGTCCCCTCGATACTCTCTGCAAAATTAGCAGGGACCGAGTTGGAAGCCAGGTATTCAACAAACTGTTGAGCAAGCGGGGTGCGGTAAGCCAAGTACCCTAGACCAGCGACAACTCCAACTCCCACCGCCACACCAGTTACGGTGATGGCAGTGTCGGTTACAGTGTCCCAGAACTCATCAATGCCCCCTGGAACGCCAGTGCCGACAGCTCTCAGGGATGCGTTCTGGTCGGCAATCCGAGAGCCGAAGGCTAACTCGAAAGTGTCCAACCGAGGACCAGCATCAATGATGTGTTCGGTGAGGGCGCAAAACAGGGTGTCTTGGAGAACTGAGGGTAACAAATTCGGAAAATAGTGCTTGAGTCTCTTGTAAACTTCCGATGAATCGATATAGCTTCTCGTCAACGCAGCAATTTGGCGGAGGGTGTAAGTATTAATACTACGGCCTACCAGCCAAGTGCGGAGATCAGCCACACGACGGGTATCCACCATCACTTCTCTTTGAGGAATGAGGCGTCCAATCGAAGGTTGAAGAGCCGAAGGCAATCTTTTGAAGATTTGTCGGGTCAGGGGGTGACTTAAGTCGGGAAGAAGTACCTTTGTTAGGTTGAACTCTGCTGGAACCATTACAACTTGAGTAGTTATAACGTCTGCTTCACAAAACAAGGTCGCTTGAACCTCACCTAAAATCTTGGAGGGCGTCCAGGCGAAGGAAACGTAATCATTTAGAAACGTCCCTGCCGAGACTGCCCAATCCAAGGGAGAGTGAGGCCCATATGCGGCTTGAACAGTGTCCGGGAAAGCCACGATCTTATTTTCGTGGTCTCGCATCCAGGCACCGGTGTTGTTGAGCAATCCAAACACCCCCCGGAAGATTCCGTGGACTAAAACCAACGGACCTTCCCGAATGAGGGGTGCCAAGGTGGTGGGAGTAACAGGACCGGCCGGAGTGTCATACACGTTCACAAACAAGAACCCAGGGGGGCGCTTCACACTGAACGAGGTGGTCGCCGCCCGGCGGCGCAAGATGTCAGCTGGGACAACTTGGCCGCCGTGGACGACGATTTCCATACGCTCGGAAAGAGGAACGCCTCGGTTGAGGTATTTGTTGAGACGGGCATCACGGTCGGATCCGTATACAGCCACGACGTTGCGTGCTCCGGCACTATAAAGAGCGCCGAGAGCTTGGACAGTCATGTAACTACGGAGAGCTGCGCCTTCCTCGTGGGGATTGCGGTCGCCGCCTTGCTGTGTGATGTGGAGATCAGTCATCCCAATGTTCGCAAGCCATGTTTGGGCGTCGAGGTTATTTGCCGAGCAGGGGGCTCGGTACGCTGCGACGTTACCTAAGTAGGTACGAACTTCATCGGGATTAAGGACTTCTTGGGGTGTCAGAGGAGGTATCGCGGGTCCGGACGGATCAGGGGCGCTCTCCTTGGGAGAAGCGTCCTCATGTTTGTCCTTGGCGCGACCTTTACGTCGAGAAGCTTTGGCCTCCTTGACGGGGGAGGCCGGTGGACCAGGCTCGGGAGCCTTATCCGGGGTTAGTGACGACGTGCTCACTGAAGGAGTCAAGATTGGAACCGAGGTAGGCCGTTCTGTAGGGGCCGATGCACGGGGTTCTTTCTCTTTCCCTTTCGGTACTTGAGTTTTGGGATTCTTGGTCTGCTTCTTGGAGCGAGAGTCCCCAGATTTCGCTTTAGGCGCCTTAGTGGGGCCTTTTACCTTTACGGTTTCGACGGGAGGAGCTTGGGTGGGCATCCGCCGGGGTAAGGGGGCCGCTACAGCCCGAGATCGTGGCTCAGGGGTAACGGACAAGCTGGGAAAATCCTCGGATTTAGCAACTTGGGTTTTCTCACCCCCATCTATGATGGGGCTAGGAGGACTAGTAACGCGGGCAGCGATCACGTCGGAGGAGCGTGAATCGCCGGTATTCCCTTTTACGACGTTGACCCAGCTAGGCTGATCCTGAATGGCCCATGCTTCGTCAAAGAGATCCTTATCACTCAACTTCCAAACAGTGCCTTCCGGTGCATCAAATTGAAACACGGGGGACTCAAGGGGTAGAGGAGGGGTCGCAGGACGAACCAATGGTTCATTCAGGAAATGATCAACGGGTACGGTACTAATTGCATCCATAACTTGGAGATTCCACGAGGTTTTACTTTCGGGTGGAGGGGAAAGGATC